GGGGTCCCCGAATTGGGGACGGGCAAGCAACAGACCATATCACCAGACCATATCACCAGAAAGATCTTGCAAAACCCGTTTCGGAAATCCCGCCGCCGCCACGCCAAACTCCCCAAGTTTCAAAGCCGAAAAAATCCTCGGCTTTGACCCCGGAAATGCAGAAGGCGTGCAGGGAAACCCTAGAGGCGTATTCCATGGCCTACCTGAATCGCTACGGCGTTGAACCGGTCAGGAACTCGAAGGTGGCTGGGCAAGTGGTGATGTTGGTCCGTCGGTTGGGCATGACAGACGCGCCCCACGTAGCCCGTTTTTACGTCGGACACCCGGATGCCTGGTACACCCGATCCGGGCATAGCGTCGATGCGCTGCTCAAGGATGCCGAGAAGCTGCGTACCGAGTGGGCGACCAACACCCGCATGACGGCCGCTACAGCGCGCCAGATCGACGCCACGCAAACCAACCTGAACGCAGCCGAAACGGCAAAGGCCATGCTGGCCAGGAGGGCATCCGGATCATGAGCACCGAGAACTTGATCGACGCATTGAGCCTGACGGCCGAGGCCATGGGGCAGCAGTTGACCCCGGCTGGGTTGCTTCTGATGGCCGACGATCTGGCCGAATATCCGCTGGATGACGTTCTGGGCGCCCTGCGTCGCGTGCGCCGTGAATGTCGGCGCCTGACCGTGGCTGATGTCATGGAGCGAATGGCGGCATCGGACGGCCGGCCGGACGCGGATGAGGCCTGGATGGTCGCCTTGTCTGCCCAGCACGAGTCCGCCACCGTGGTCTGGACACGGGAGACGGAAATGGCCTGGCACATTGCGCGGCCGGCCATTGAGATCAACGACAAGGTTGGCGCCAGGATGGCGTTCAAGGCCGCCTACGACCGACTGGTTGCCGAAGCCAGGGACCATGGCGTTCCGGTCAAGTGGTCTGCCTCTCTCGGGTTCAATGTCGAGGAGCGCCGCCAAGCACTCGAAAACGCGGTCCTATGCGGGAAGATTCAAAACTCCGAGGCCGCCGGCCTGTTGCCTCCGCCGCCCGCTGATGAGCGCATTGCCAAGGCGGTGTTGAAAATCGCGTGCGTCAACGGCGAGACGGTGGCACCGGAAGTCGAGCGCCGGGAAATGGTTCGGCGCCATATCGCGGATCTGCGAGCGATTCTGGAGAAGAAGGCATGATCCGCCTATCCCCCGACGACTACGCCCGCATCCAGGCCCGCATCAAGGGCGCCGGACAGACGCCCGAGCCCAAGCAGGCGATGAAAGCGACCGGCCAGCGCAGCAAGTACGGCAACGAAGTAACCACCACCCACGGGATCGAGTTCGACAGCAAGGCCGAGGCCGCGCGATACCTGGCGTTGCAGGCCATGGAACGAGCCGGCGAGATCAGCGACTTGCGCCTCCAGGTGGAATTCGTGCTGTTGCCGCCCCAGGATGTGGATGGTCACAAGGAGCGCGGCGTGAAGTACGTGGCCGACTTCACTTATCTGGACCAATCCGGTCGCCTGGTGGTCGAGGACGTGAAGTCCGGTCCGACGAAGACCCGGGAGTTCGTGATCAAGCGGAAGCTGATGATGCACGTGCACGGGATTGTGGTGCGCGAGGTGATGCGGTGAGCTTTACACCGAAGCAATCAGCCTTCATCGCCGAATATCTGGTAGACAAGAACGCCACCCAGGCGGCGATTCGGGCTGGGTATTCGATGAAGACGGCGGCATCAATTGGCGAGGAGAACCTGAGAAAACCTGAAATCCGCGCCGCCATCGACGCAGGGCTCGCCAAACTCGCCGAGAAGGCCGGCTTATCCGCGGAGCTCGTTCTGTCCAGTCTGACCCGCGAGCTGTCCTTCGACCCTGCCGATCTGTACGACGAGTGGGGGAACATCAAGCCCATCCACGAGATCCCGGCCGATGCGCGCAAGTGCTTGGTGGGGATGGAGACCGCCCAGGTTGGCAGTCCGGACGCGCCGGTGATGGTGCAGAAGGTGAAGTGGGTGAACCCTGCCCAGGCCCGGGAGCAGGCCATGAAGCACCTTGGGATGTTCGAGAAGGACAACGCTCAGAAGCCGCCGCAGACGGTGACAGAGATTCGGCTGGTGGCGTTGGTTGCTGGGCCAGACAGCGTAGAACGTGGTGCATGACGCATAACGTTGCCCATAACCGGCCGCCGTCAGGCGGTCTGAGTTGATGGGCCTGTTGTGCAGCCGGTGCCGAAGCTTGCGGTTTGATTGTGCAGTTACAAAATAGTTGTTGACGCGCTTTGATTGCGCATATACAGTACACACATCGACAACGCACCGGAGCACTCAAATGGAACTGATCATCACCGCCGTCTACACCGCCCCCTACAAGCGCGTCACCATCAACTTCATGATGAACAACGAACACGAGTTCACGGCCTGCGGCGAAGTCAGCGACGATGAACTGATGGCGCTGGTTGCCGCCGAAGGCGCCGATGTGGCCGGCTGGGAATGCGAACTGCAATGACTGAAGCCGCCAAGCGCGGCGGCTCCCGCGAGGGGGTAGGCCGCAAACCCAAAAGCAAGACCGGCGAACTGATGAAGACGCGGGCCATGCGCTGGACAGACGAAGGCTGGGCCGACGTGCTGCTGATCGGCATGGACCGCGTGCGCGAGCTGGTGGCGAAAGAAGCCGCCAAGGTTCGCAAGCAGCAAGGCAGCGAGTAGCCGCATGCTGCACAACAATAGAATATGAGGAGCGTGCAAGGTATGCGCCGATCATGAGCACGGTTGACATCGCCCTCCCGCCGAAGTTGATCCCCGTGTTCAGCGGGGAGGCGGATGTTCGCGGCGCCTACGGCGGGCGCGGTTCAGGGAAAACCATGTCCTTCGCCAAGATGACCGCTGTGCGGGCCATGATGTGGGATCAGGCAGGGCGGGACGGGGTTATTGTCTGCGGTCGTGAACACCTGAACAGCCTGGACGATTCGTCCATGGCCGAGGTCAAGGCCGCCATCCAGTCCGAGCCCTGGCTGGATGAGCGGTTCGATATCGGTGAAAAGTACATCCGAACCAGGTCAAAGCGGATCGCCTACAAGTTTTCCGGGATGGAGAAGAAGACCATCCAGTCCCTCAAGTCTAAGTCGAAGATCCTGCTGCTATGGGCCGACGAAGCCGAGCCCATAACAGACCCAACCTGGGACATCGTTATCCCCACGCTGCGCCAGGAAGACTCCGAGTTGTGGGTGACCTGGAACCCGGCCAGGAAGTCCAGTGCCACGGACAGGCGATTCCGGCAAACGAAGGACCCGCGCTTCCGTGTGGTGGAGATGAACTGGCGGGACAATCCCTGTTTCCCGGCCATCCTGGAGCGCCAGCGGCAACGCTGGTTGCAGCACGACCCGGATAGCTATGAGCACGTCTGGGAAGGCGCCTATGCGTCGGCGATCAAGGGGGCCTACTTCACCCGGCAACTCTCGGCCATGCGCCTGGAAGGACGCCTGGGGTTCGTGGCGCATGATCCGAACATGACCCGTCGGCTGTTCGTGGACATCGGCGGAACGGGTCGCAACAGCGATGCGTTCGCCATGTGGGGCGCTCAGTTCGTCGGGCGGGAAATCCGGGTGTTGGACTACTACGAGCAGGTCGGCCAGGAGGTCGGGCATCACCTGGCGTGGATGCGCGAGCACAAGTACTTGCCGGAGAACACCGGAATCTGGCTGCCCCATGATGGCGCAACCCACGACAAGGTGTTCAACGTCAGCTATCAGTCGGCGTTCGAGGCAGCCGGGTATGCGGTGACCGTGGTGCCTAACCAGGGCCGCGGCGCGGCCATCTCGCGCATCAATGCCCTGCGGCGCGTGTTCCCTTCCATTCGGATGAACCAGGACACGACAGGGCCAGGGGTTGAGGCACTTGGCTGGTATCACGAGAAGTGGGACGACGAGCGGGATGTGGGCCTGGGGCCTGAGCACGACTGGGCCAGCAACGGGGCAGATGCGGCCGGCCTGATGGCGGTGGTGGCCGAGGACGCGATGCAGCCAGGGCAGGGGATCAAGCGGGACAAGGGGTTCCAGCGGCGCGGGTCGCCCATGGCTGTGTGATTCAGATGGCAGACCATTCATCACCACGGGCAGGATTGTTTGACGGTGCAATCATCGACGGCCAGTTCATTCCGCCACGTCATCCACATACAGTTGCACGGCAACGGTCAATGGCGTGGTGCAAGCCAGAGCAAACTACGTTGCCAGCAAAGGATTTGCTAGAACTGAGGGCGCATCTGTGTGCGGGCGCCATTGATAGGGTTTTGTGGGAGGACTACTGATGAAGCAGAATCAATTCATCAACTGCCACAACGGCGGCGAGCATAACTGGCTTCCGTCTGGTAGCGGATGCTTCGTGTGGGTAGCCACTGTCACTGGAATCCATCCGCCGCCTGGCGCTCCATTCGTCCGTGAAGAGGTCTGCTCGACATGCGGCATGGTCAGGTATATGCCGGCGATTCCAGCTTCACAGCCAGACACCACGCGCGCCTAGCCTCATAACCTCCATGGCCGTGTCCACTTCCGCGACAGGCCATGAGCGCCACCATCGACACCCGCAAGGCCCATCTGGTTCGTCAGCATGGCGACCTGACCGCCATCTACACCTGGATCAACGACGAGCGCGCCCTGGTGCTGGTTCCGACCTACCGGCCCGGGGCGCCCTGGTACGTGGTCATGGAGTCGGCGGCCTACAAGTACGACAACCCCAAGTACCTGGCGCGCCAATGCCCCATTGCCTGCGACGTACTGGGCATCGAGCCCAACACCAGCAACTGGGCGCGCGTCGCCACCATCATCAATGAGGGGCTGCCTGACCTGATCCGCATGCCGTCGCGGCGCGTCGAGGCGCCTCAAGGTGATGCCTTCGGTTCGCTGAAGATGTTCGCGGACGGCCAGCAGATTGCCGAGGAAGACCTGATCGACGAGCGGGCAAGCGGGGTGGCTTATGCCTGATCCTGATTCACGCACTCTGTATGTCCCATCGCGTGCCTCGTATTCAGGCTTGTCGGTCGAACGTAAATCCCTGGCGTGTGAAAACCGTTTTGGCCGATTTCCCTATGGGCAATATCCATTGATAGCTCGTGTGTCCACCAAGCGAGCCGCACAGATGTGGCACAGGAAAGAGAAGGCGAACAATGGTTAACCATGATGTCGAGCGCTTCGTTCATTTGGTAATGGCATCCATACCAAAATATCCAGGGAGAACCGTTACCAGAACCGGTTTCCGTAGATATGCAATAAAAATCGCACGGGAAGTTGGTTCATTCAGGGGACGCGCTCAGGCCCTGATGGAATTCAAGTCAGGAGACAAAAATGCCTGAATTCGACACACGCCCTTCACGCAACCGCGCCCCAGGCGACCGCTATATGCAGTCCCTGGAAGACGAGATGACAGGCAAGGAGGACGAGAAGCCGTCCCACCAGCTTGATGGTCAAGAAGCCAGGGATACGCATCGACGGTTGCTGTCGTGGTTTTTCCTGGAACGTGACAGGCAGGCCGAGAACCGCCTTGAAATGGCCATGGATCACGACTTCTACGACGGCATCCAGTGGGATCCGGCCGATGCCCAGATTCTGCGGGATCGCGGCCAAATGCCGCTGGTGTACAACGAGGTGGCGACTGTCGTCGACTGGGTGATCGGAACGGAGCGGCGCACCCGGGTGGACTGGAAGGTCCTGCCGCGTACCGAGGATGACGTGGAGGCGTCCGGGATAAAGACCAAGGTGCTGAAGTTCGTGTCCGACGTGAATCGCGTTCAGTATGCGCGGTCACGGGCCTTCGCGGACGCGGCGAAGGGCGGCGTTGGCTGGGTGGACGATGGCGCCCGGGATGACCCGACCCAGGACATCCTTTATTCGAAATACGAGGACTGGCGAAATGTGCTGTGGGATTCCCAGTCCTACGAGCTCGACCTGTCCGATGCGCGCTATCTGTTCCGCTGGAGGTGGGTAGACGAGGACGTGGCCCTGATGATGTTCCCTGATCGTCATGACGCCATTCGCCGGGCCGTGGAAGAGCAAGGCGCCGCCTGGTGGGACAGTGAACAAGATCAAACCTGGTATCTCGGCGAAAACCTGGAGAAAACCGGGCAGATCATGGCCGGCGGCACGGCATCCATTGCCGATGTCAATACTCGCCGACGCCGCGTCAAACTCATCGAATGCCAGTACCGGATGCCGGTTAAGGTGAAGATCGTCTCCGGCGGGCCTTTCAAGGGCGCATTCCTGCCAACCCAGGACACCCTGCTGGGCAGTCTGGTCGAGGCCGAGGACGAATCCGAACTGGTGGACAAGGTGGCCATGCGCGTCCACATGGCGGTGTTCACAGAGTCGGATATGTTGTCCATGGGGCCGTCGCCCTATCGGCATAATCAGTTCTCCCTCACGCCGTTCTGGGCCTATCGCCGTTCTCGCGACCGGTTGCCCTATGGGATGGTTCGCCGCGTCAGGGACATTCAGCAGGACATGAACAAGCGGGCGTCCAAGGCGCTGTTCATGCTGAACACCAATCAGATCATCGCCAACAAGGGCGCGGTTGACGACCCGAACAAGGCCCGCGACGAGGTTGATCGGCCGGACGGGTACGTGGAGACCGTGCCCGGCAAGGAGTTCGTAATCCGCCGCGACACGGATGCGGCCACCGGCCAAATCAACATGATGACCCTGGCCGCCCAGTCCATCCAGAAGATTGCCGGTGTCAATAACGAGAACCTGGGCCGGCAAACCAATGCGGTCTCCGGTGCGGCCATCGAAGCCCGGCAGAACCAGGGCGCGGTCAGCACCACGGAGGTCTTCGACAACGCCCGCTTCGCCGTGCAAATCCAGGGAGAAAAACAACTATCCATGGCCGAGCAGTTCTATACGGCCCCCCGTGTGGTCAGACTGACCGGTGATCAACGCGGCGCGTTGGATTGGGTGCGTGTCAACCAACCCGAGGCCGATCCGGAAACGGGGGAAATCAGGTTCATCAATGACATCACCGCCCGCATGGC